GATAATGAGACAGGTCAACTAAACAAAGGTAACTTTATTAATCTACCATACTTTAAAAAAACAGAACGTGTTGCAATAAACATAGATGGCACGCATTTTACGTTTGATCAATTTATTGAAGTAATTCAAAACAATACAGTCAGTCAAGAAGATTTAAAAATAATAACTGACTCTATCGATAAACAAGATATGGAAGGTGTTGATGAAGAATTTATTGAAGGACCTCCTTGTCTTGCGCATCTATCTAAAATAATGAAAGATCCTAAGTTTGATGGCAAGGATAGATTTATGTATAACTATCATGTCTTTGTTAAAATGAAGTATCCAGACGATTGGCAGAAGAAAGTAAAAAATGCACCAGTCAAATATTTTATTGGCGAACATGCAAATGCCTGGGATGATAAAACGGTTTCTGCAAAAGTTAGATCGTGGACAAAACAATTTAAAGGATTTACTTGCACACAAAGCCCAATAAGTGAACATTGTAAAAGAGGTATATGTGTTAAGAAAAAATTTGGTATCCTTGCAGGATCAAAAGGTAATTATCCTGTGTTGACTAATCTTAAAAAAATAGATTTAGATCCAGAACCAGAGTATGAATTTGATGTTACAAAACCGGACGGTATCAGTACAGCAACAGTACACTGTAGATCTATTGAACATGTCAATGATCAACGTAAACGTAGAAATGCCATAGCAAAAGCTGCAGGGTTTCCACCACCAATTATTAAAGGTGATGAGGACCAAACTGTATTAGAAGAATTATTTAAAACACAAAAATTAGTTCATCCACCAATAGGAACATCGCCAAAAGAAAAATTACATGATGTATTACATGCAAAAATTAATGGACCAAAAGCTATGAACGATGCTAGTTTTAAATCAGGCACAGTATTGATTGAAGACGGTTATGCATATTTTAAATTTGATAAATTTTATGACAAGTTAAGATCTAAGAATTGGAAATATAGTGAAGACAAGACAGGTGTAATGATGAAAGTAAACTATAAACAATGCGACATACAATTTTTAGAACAAAAAAGATACCCGTCTAAAGAAAAAAATAAATACAATACACCTACAAAAAACATTGTAATGATTGATGTGGATGAGTTTAAAGACATTATAATTAACCACACAAAGATAAAACATAACACGGAGATAATGTGATTAGAAAAATACTCGGGCCTCCTGGAACAGGGAAAACAACTAAGCTGTTGAAGTATGTTAAAACTTTTTTAAAACTAGGTACACCTATAGATAAAATAGGATATTTTGCATTTACAACTAAAGCAGCTAACGAGGCTATAGATAGAATGTTAGATGCATACCCTAAATATCAAAGAAAAGATTTAAAATATTTTAGAACGTTACACTCATTGGCTTTTACAAGACTTGGGTTAAAAAAATCTGAAGTATTACAAGACGAACACTATGAAGACATAGGTAGAAAATTAGGTATAGAGGTTACAGTATACTCAAATGGTGAGGAGAAAACAGGCTTTGTAGATTCAGATAGTGAATACTTTAACCTTATAAATGCAGCTAGAATTAAAGGTGTATCTATTGAAGAAGAGTACAACACCGACATGTACTCAGAAGAAATTGATAAACATCAGCTACAAATTTTAAAAGATGAATTAGATAACTACAAAGAGTCATTTAAATTAGTAGACTTTACGGACATGATTGAAAAATTTAATGTGGCAGAATTGTGTCCAAAATATGACGTGGTGTTTGTTGATGAGGCACAAGATTTATCGCCGGTACAGTGGAAAATGTACGATATTCTTAAAAATAACTCCAAACACGTTATATTAGCTGGCGATGATGATCAAGCTATTTATGGATGGGCAGGCGCAGATGTTAAAAGATTCCAGGACGAACCTGCTAAAGACATAGTTTTGCCACAATCTTACAGAGTTCCACAACAAATACAGTCCATCGCTGATAAAATACTGAGTCAAATACCTAACGAAAGAAGAATAAAAAAACAATGGTCCGCAAGACCAGAACAAGGCAACGTTCATTATGTTATGAACATAGATGATGTGCCTTTATACGAGGGTAACTGGTTGATTCTTGCAAGAACAAATGACAGATTAATAAAATTAAAACCACATCTTCAAGAGAAAGCCATATACTATCAATTTAAAGGTAGAAAGAGTTATAGGGCAAGACTCTACAAAAGTATTCAAGATTACACACGTTGGACCAATGGAGACAAACTATCTCTGTCTGAGATAAAAGATTTGTTTGAATTTTTAGAAGAGAAAGAACCAACAGAAGAGCGAATGTATGATTTATTTGAATGGGGATACTCACGAACACAAAGATGGTTTGATGTATTTAAAGCTGATCCAGAAGAATGTTTATACATAAGAGAAATGTTACGAGAGGGCGAGGAACTATCTAAACCTGCAAGAGTACAACTGTCAACAATACACGCAGCCAAAGGCGGCGAGGCAGAAAATGTATTATTAATTTTAGACAATACAAAAAAGATAAGAGAGGCGATAGAAAAAAGTTGGGAAAAAGCTGATGAAGAGCAACGGGTTTGGTATGTCGGCGTTACACGTACAAAACAAAACCTATACATACTAAATGCAAAACAGGAGGATAAAGGTTATGACATCGAAAGTTTGGGATAAACAACACGGGGGATCCCATTATCAAAAATATAAAATACAACCAAGTAAGTTTGTAGTTGAGAATGAATTGCTATATCCTGAGGGTTGTGCTATAAAGTACATCATTCGTCATCGCGACAAGAATGGAAAGGAAGATATATTGAAAGCAATACATTTTTTAGAAATGATACTAGAGAGGGATTACAATGAAAATTCCTAAGTTCGAAGCACAGACAGAATGGGTAAAACCTACAGAGTTTCCAGACCTACGTGATGTAGATGAAATAGCAATTGACCTAGAGACAAAAGATCCTGACCTTTTAAAGAAAGGATCTGGTTCTGTTATCGGTAATGGTGAAGTCATAGGCATCGCTGTTGCTACAAGTTTTTATAAAGGATACTTTCCAATAGCACACGAAGGTGGTGGTAACATGGAGAAAGTTAGAGTGTTGAGATGGCTTAAAGATATTTTAGAATCACCATCAACGAAAGTATTTCACAATGCAATCTACGACGTATGTTGGTTAAGAGCTATGGGGTTCAAAATAAACGGCGACATAGCCTGCACAATGATAGCTGCAGCGTTGACCGATGAGAACAGATTTCGTTATGATCTCAATAGTTTATCGTGGCATTACCTTGGCTACGGTAAGAACGAAGCTGCACTTGCAGAAGCTGCAGAAGAATGGGGCATAGATCCTAAATCAGAAATGTACAAACTACCTGCGATGCATGTTGGTGCATACGCGGAACGTGATGCTGAAGTAACATTAGGACTTTGGCAAGAAATGAAAAAAGAAATTATTAGTCAGGACCTGGAGGATATATTTGATTTAGAGTCTGATTTGTTTCATTGCCTGGTTGACATGAGATTTAAAGGTGTGCGTGTAGATATCGAGAAAGCACATGAAATGAAAAAAGAATTAACTTATCATGAAAGATTTTTATTACATAAAATAAAAAACGAGACAAACATTGACACACAAATATGGGCTGCAAGATCAATTGCAAATGTATTTGATGTATTGAGATTAGAATACCCACGTACAGATAAGACAGGTGCACCATCTTTTACAAAAAACTTTTTACAAGAACACAAACATCCTGTTGTAAATATGATTGCACAAGCAAGAGAAATAAACAAAGCACACACAACTTTTTTAGATTCTATTCTTAGATACGAGCACAAGGGTAGAATCCATGCAGAAATAAATCAATTAAGAAACGCTGGGGGTGGCACGGTAACTGGTAGGTTTTCCTACCAGAACCCGAATCTACAACAAATACCTGCACGTAATAAAGATCTTGGACCAAAGATAAGATCATTATTTATACCTGAAGAAGGGTGTAAGTGGGGTGTGTTCGATTACTCACAACAAGAGCCACGTTTGGTTGTGCACTACGCTGCATTGTATAAACTACCATCAGTATATGATGTTGTAGATGCATACGAAACAGACTCTAACTCAGACTTTCACCAGACAGTAGCTGACATGGCACAGATACCT